AAGCGGACACGCGCTTTTTTAGCCGAACTGAAAAAGCGCGGCATAGAGGTTATCGTACTTGAAACAGACCGTACGGTTGATACGCAGACGGCCTATTATGCGCAAGGGCGCAAGCCGCTTGAAGAGGTCAACGCCTTGCGTAAAAAAGCAGGGTTGTACCTTTTAACGGAAGCGGAAAATAAGCGCATTGTAACAAAGACGACGCAGTCGAGGCATTTTGGTGGCAATGCTGTTGATATTGCGCCGTTAAAAGATGGGCGCGTCTGGTGGGGCGCGCCTGAACAGGTTTGGCAAGAAATCGGCGCTATCGGCGAAGAGTGCGGGCTTGACTGGTGCGCCGGTGGATACGGACAGGTCTGGGGTAAGGGATGGGACAACCCGCATTTTGAACTTATGAAGGAATAGGGTATATAAATGAAATTATTGTTATTACAAACATTAAATCAACTGATTTTTTATATCTTTTTTCCATTCACAATAGCAGGACTCATTTTAGAATTTAGTTTAATACCCTTTGTTTGTTTTGAAGATAAACTTGATTCTTTTTATCGTGATGAATATTGGAAAGTCAAAAAGAACAAACAAAAACGAATATTCTTATTTTTATTATGGGGATTTAAAAATATGATAGCTTTGATTTTCTTTCCGGTTACTCTTATAGAATTTATTCTAATTCATCTGTCTCAGCCTTTTATGGATTTTCGAGATACCATTGAATGTCGTTGCTGTATTGAAGTACGAAAACAATGGGAAGAAAAACAAAAAAAGGAGCGGTAAATGAATGAAAAGAATGTTTTTATTGTTTGTAGTATCTGTTTTTTGTTGCTTGCTCTTTCCGGCTGTTGCACAAGAGCGGCTGTATACGGTGACGGAGACGGAGCTTACACAGTTAGAGAGCATATCGGAGAACTTAAAGATAAGCAGACGGAATCTGCTGTTACAGGCGAGCGACTTAACGGAGCACTTGAAAGCGCAAGAGAAAAAAGCGAAGAGCTTAACCGAGAAATTACAGCAGGCCGAGAGCACAGCGAGCACCTTAAACAGTCAATTACAGACGGAGCGGGAGAGCTTGACATCTTTGACGGAATCTTACAACAAATACGTGAAAGATACGTCCGAAACAATAGCGGGAAAGCAAGCCCTAATTGACGAACAAAAAGACACGCTCCACCGGCGGATGGTTACGATTATTATTCTTTCAAGCATAATAAGTATGATCATTATAGCCATAGTGGTAAAATGGTTTATAAAGGGTAAATTGAGTTTTTTACGCCCTCCCTAGCGGCTGAACTTAAAACGGCAGTTGTCAAATATTCTTTGATAACTGCTGTACGGTTTTATAATCAAAAAATAAGGAACATTGACTTACACAGTACAAATAGTATGCCCTCACTTTAAAAAAACAATGTTTCTTATTTCAGGATGTGAGGGCATATCTTATATTAAAAAATAGTATACCGATATAAAGACTTATACGCAGGTATTTACCCTGATAGAGCTATACAACCACTATGTAAGTCTGTATAAAAGTAACTGTATATTAATTCTTTTTCTATTTTTGGCATCGGGTCTCCATATACATCGCTAATCGGTTCGCATAATTTAACCGGATAATAGGTGTTATTCATATAGGCGCGTATTCCATAACGGACGTTCAGTGCGAGTATGAACCTTACGCAGCACTTACGCGGTGCGTCAAGCTGAAATGTATAACCGTGATAAATAAAGGTTCCATCGGATTTTGTCCGCTTTTCAGTCCGCACGGAAAGTAGGTATTCCAAGTCTTGTCCGGTAGGTACCGGCCGCCAATAAAGCTCCTCCTCTTGCGCAGGGACGGCGAAACGTTTATTGAATTCATCGACATAGTGGGTGAGGTATTCGTTTGCTTTTTCAATTGTATCAATACCTAGAAAGCGGAAAATAAAAGGGAGCCGCCCTTGTAGCGTTTGCCAAAGGCGCTCAATACGCCCTTTTGCCTGCGGTGATAACGCAATAATTAATTCTATGCTCAGCGTCCTGCATATTTGCTGCCATTGTGAATTCCCCTCGCGGATTTCTTTTGCTTGTTCTTGAATCGATACCTTTTCCGTTGAATGCTTAATGTTATATAGGCAGGGTGCCCTATCGGTATAGGTCGCCTGCGGCATTCCGCCAAATCGTTTACGGGTTTGTTGTAATATTTCAACATATCCCATCAGACTCTCACTGACACACAGGTATAATCCTGCCAATTTATGAGTTGCATCGTCTATACCGCCATGTAGCACTACTTGCGGTTGACCTATCAGCCATTCATGCCGCGAAGCGTCCAGCTGTAACAATTCTCCTTCATGTGGCCGTTCCTTTCTTGGTAGGTGCTTTTTCTTTTCACGTACAGGAATACGCGCACGCGGGGAGACGATATTAGATGCCGTTAGTGCATTATACAAGGTAGAATAGGAGACGCCTCCCGGATAATACTCTGCGACAACGGCAAACGGCGCACGAGAAAATTCATTATTATAGAAAGCGGCTATATCGGCAGGGTTGTATTTTCTGTTTTTAGGAGTGCGACCGGTGTTCCCATGTATGAAAATAGCATCCCCATACTGCTGGTACCGTTTTTTTAACCGGCATACCGATTGCGGCGTAATACCAATCTGCTTAGCGCATTTGCGAATGGATATTTCACCTTGCACACAGAGAGGAATGTACTGCATTTTCAATTGCAATACTCTTGCAGATTTTTCACACAGCATACTCTTGTCAACGGCGAAAACAGGATAATCTTTAGAAAAAAATCTATTAAACCCGCTTGACTTTTGGCATAAGATGATTTAGTGTATAGGTATATTAAAACTGTTCACCTTTTCACTTTATTTACGACAAAGGAGTTTACCATGAAAAAAGTTATCATTTTGCTTTGTATTATCCTTTGTACTTTTGCTACGCCTGCATTTGCAGATGATTATTTATACTTTGGTTTCAATTATAGCAATACTATAGCCAGCGGTAAATTTTCGCACGGAATAGGAGGTAATTTTTCCGCTATTGGTGATTACGGCGGAGCTAAAAAAGTTTATGCGGCTCTAGGATTTACTGCTGATATATCCAGCAAGAGGGCTATAAATAGCAATGATTTAAAAACGCTCGGAGTAAAAGATGTTAACGCTCGTTTTTATTCTATTCCTATACGTATCGGCTATCCGTTTATGTTCAATGTTATAAATGAAAACAATCGCTTTTTACTTATCCCTGCGCTTGCTTTTGACCTTCATTTCTTCCATGCTGATTTTATGCAGAAACTATCTGGATACAAGATTAAGTATGACCTGTCTGGCTGGGGGTTCTCGCTCGGGTCGGCGCTTGATATAGGAATGGATCATAAATTTAATAAAATATATTTTCGTTATGGGCTTGATTTTGATATACGATTTCTTACGCTGCTTTTACTTGATGTAAAATACACAGGCGATATTAAAGGCTCTACATCAACTTCTTTAACCGATACAATAGCGAATAGTTTTATGCTTACTACTTCTCCCTATATTTGCATAGGGTTTAAATTATAAACTACCTAATGGAGTTTGACCTATGAAAAAGATTACTATTTTATTGCTGCTGGTCTTGGCGCTGGCGGGGTGTGGAAAAAAAACAGCAATCTTTATTGTCGATAACCAATCTGATTGGAGAGTTGTTGTATCTATTACAAACGTAAAAGAACTTGATAAAAAAGTTGATAAATCGCTGTATACAATACTAAAACGTAACGATCCATATAGTAACTCTGCACATTCAAACAGAGTTGTTTTTGAAGTCTATGAGGGCAGTGTATGTAAATTGATTAGTGTAAACGGAGCTAAAATAAAAACACAGACAAGCAATATACTTGTTCTTGAGAATAGTCCGCCTATGAACGTGTTTGTCGTAAACGAAACAGGTAGAAATATACTTCTTAAAAACGATGCCTGTATAAGAAATAATTTAGAAGACTATTTTTATTGTGGAGATCGTGAAACAAGAGACCCTGTAACAAATAAGATCATAACGCTACCGCGGTATTATTATGTGCCTTTGTTCATCACTCAATCAATAACTACTCAAAATACTATTGCGCATCCAGCTAATATTCGGTTCTACGCTTGGCAATTATCACAGATAACCGATACCTCTGATCAGAAAATATCAGAGGCTATCAATCAGCTCGCTGCCGAAACCGTTAAAATAACCGATAATTGGAAACCGTTGAAAACTTATTGGAAAAAAGCGGGTGATAAGCTATACCTTTTTTTAACTAACTAATTTTTAAAAATTCGCCGTCTTTCCATACAATACCGGAACCGTTCGGTTTTTGGGTTGGTATATTTTCAATAGTCATAACATAATTCGCCTTTTTCGCACCTATATAGGCGATGAAGTTTAACGTGTCATTTGTTTGCTGCGGAATATATATATCGTTTACATTTTTGCTCCAATAACCGTTTTTTTTCAAATTCCAATACACAAGAACAGGTGCCTTATCAGGCATATCAGGATAATCTTTATAATATATTGTATGTATTTTAGCTGCATTGTCATAGAGAGTTAGGGTATATTTTACGGTTTTTAAATTTGCTTCTGCCCAAAAGGGAGAAGGGGCTAGTCCTTTTGGATTAAAACATAAACACCACATTTTATATTTTTCCGTTTTTGTTGTTTGTATTTTATTAAACTCCTTTCCATTATAAACGCCAAGCGCGTTAAAAGTATTAAATCCGTTTCGTTCACAAAAAGATTTTACAGTTTCTGATTTACTACAAAATAGTCGGCCAGCGCTCCAATAAGGCAGGGTTTTAAAAAATATATTATTGCCCATCAATATATTACCATCTGGCGCAATATTGAATATTACATTGTTTTTGTTCTTTATCTTCAACCCATTCGTTTTATCAAACCACGCTTCAAAGTCCTGATGTGTTGTATCATCGCTATCAATGTGTAACTTTTGTACAATAAGGTTATCTACAAATGCCTTTTTTACGGCTAATTCAAGGACGTTGATATAGTCTGCTTTAAGCTTACCGTTTACAAAGATTTTATCGCTCTTGAATTGTATCTGATCCGCTTCAAGGCTTATTTGACTTGCAAGCAAGGCGGCGCGGCGGGCGTCTTCCCAGAGCGGTTTTATCGCAGCTCCGGCATTGCCTTTAATACCGTAATAGTCGGTATCTTTTACCTTGGCGTATACGGCGTTGACTTTTTCTAGGGTGCTTGCTTTTATGAGCTTTTCGCGGGTTGCCTCGTCAATCATAACGGGGAGATTGAGGGTCAGTGCCATTTGACCGGTTGCCCCGCCGCCTTTTACGAGGGCATGGATTGCCCCTGCCTGTATGTTTAAAAGAGCGGTAAGCTCGCGGCGCATATCGTCGGCTTTTGCAAGGATTTCGTCTTTAGTAATGCCGATATAGGATTGTAATCCCTCTTCCGTGTCCGATACCTTCAGTAGTATTTCGTCTTTGGTAATGCTCAATCCGTCTTTTGCGTTGCGGGCGTCCTCGTCCATCTTATCAATCAAATTTTCAAGAGAGGTTCCATACCCGTTTAGTTGAAAGGCATCGGAAAAAGTATCGCCGCGGGCTATTACGTCAATCGCTGCTTGCGCAGCTTTTGCGGCCGCTTCGAGGGCTGCTTGTTTTGCCGCCTGCTCGTTTACCTTTTTCAATTCGTCGCGGGTTACATATCCTTTATCGGAAGTATGCGGCTTCGGGTTCCCATCGGGGATATAGGTAATATTACTTTTATACTCCGGCAGTTTCCCGTATTCGTAAAGAGCGCCGTTGTAGTCTTTTAAGGTTAAGCTATAGCCGTGGTCGGCCGGTTCTATGTTTACGATTTTCATAGTGCGGGTAACCGCCTGAAAGCCGCCGTCTACGTCGAGCATCCCAAAGCTTAACACATCGCCGGTATGCGGAATACTGTCGGCTGATTGCCGCACTTTTGAAACTACTTTAAGCGTGTCGGTTCTTCCGATCCCTGCAACTTCAGCAGCACAAATACCGTGCCCTTTATTATCGATGCAGTGAATAAGAACGCCGCATCGTTTCCCTTGCGGGAAATCGACATATCCGTCAAGGGTTATTGTTTTTAATAAGCCGCCCCACCATTTAACCTCTTTAACAATGGCGTGAGAAAGGCCGACGGGTAAGGCTCTATGCTGTACTTCAACGCGGCTAAAAAGCGGATAGTATGCGCCCTCCGCTCCAACCTTCACGATGACGGTACGGGGAGAAGCCGCTTCTTCTGCCATCTGCCGCCAGACGTATTTATACGCCATCTTATAATCGGTGATATACTTTAAGGCGGTAGTGCTGATGGTGTCGGTTTCGGGGTTGTACTCTTTACCGCTTCGCATAAAAACGACGCTATCGGCGTCGTATCCTGCGTCTCGGTTAATGTAGGTCACTTTTTTACCGTCGGTTTTCCGTTTAAAATCCTTGCTTGTCTGTATGCTGATAATGTTTTCACTGTTAAGAAGCGCAACCGAATAGGGGCGGCCGTTGTCGATTGCCGCTTCAATCTTGCCGGTAAACTCGTTATAGACTAAGGCGGCGTTTCCGTTTTGGCAGAGGGTATCAATCGTGTTTTTCTTTTTTTCACCGCGGGTAATAACGCCATCGGCATAAAATCCCATCTTTTCGCAGTACTCATACCATGTGCCGAAAGAAGCTAAATCAAGTTCATCGTCGGCGTATCGGCTCGGCTTATGGTGGGGGCTGGTAAGGATTTCAAGAACCCATGAAGCGAGGTTCCGTGTCGGCACTTTTGAAGCGCTCCAGCTCTTTGCGGTTTTATCCCAAACACGAGCGACGCCGGATTGAATAACGGAAAAGCTATCGAGCATATCGGCGGTATTCTCATTTGCGATAACACGAATACCGATCCTCGTGCATTTATCGCGCTTATCGGCTTCTAACAGTTGCGCGGCAACTAAGGTATCTTTGTTTGATTTTTTCGCATCGTAGCAGGTCGTCTGCACGGCTAGAAGGATAACATTTTCTTGACTGTTGCTTTTTGCTTTTGGGGTAAGACGCTTAAGCCGTACACTAATTTTCTTGCCATACCCTTGGGAAGCGGTGAAGGTTTGCGTTGCACAATAGCGCATCTGCTTTCTCGTATTATACTCAAATGTATTCGACACCATGCCATTCTGGATAAACCCTGAATCAAAGGGGTGCCATATCGGCTCCGTATCTTCGGGGTTGTTTGTCCACTCTGCGAGAAGGGTTACGCTTTGCGATTTCCACACATCATCTTCAAACTTGCGCAGGCCGTCAAAAAGGACGATAACTTCAGCCGCCATCGGGTGCGATGCTAATTCCTGAACAACGCCCGCCTTCCATTCTTTTTCAATGCGCGCGTTCTCTTCTGCATCATCGCCCGCGTGTTCATGCGGTATCTGTTTATTTACTCCTACGCCGATAATCTTTTTATTAAAGGCGTCGATGGTAAAATCTCCGGTCTGCCTAATTTCGATACGGTTGCGGCTATCATAATATGTCCCACTATCAAAATGGTATACGCCGTTCTGCGGGGTTTCGGTGCTCCAGGTTTTAATGGCGGTATTTTTCATCTGTAGCTTTTTAATAAGAATATTATTAAACCCGCATTCTAGGACAAGGTTTAAATACTGATCTTCTCCGCGCGCACCTTCAATGCTGTAATATGACGGGCACAAAAGGTAGGGAGTGAATAACGATTCTCCGATAGTGTACGGAAAATATTGACCGGTTGCGGCTCTGTTTTGCGCACCTTTAACAAAAGGGAGCTGCTCTATAGCATTCTTTGCCTTTGCATTTTTCTGCGCTTTTTGCAATGCCTCAAGCTGCTCACGCTGCTGGTACAGCGTAACCCCGACAGCGACACCGGCCGCAATACCGGCGACAGCAAGAAGAACCGTCGTTGCAATGAGTATACTTGTTGCTGCTGCAGGGAGGATACGGATAAAGATTATATCATCATCCTGCGCTTCATAGTCACATGGTATCGCTTTACCTGCTTTTAAAATAAGTGCGTGTTCCCAGTCGATATTGGTGAGCACATCTTTTAAAACACCGCTTGCTTCATAAGTTGTCACATCTTGCCCGATGCCATTATAAACGTGTATCAATGCCATAAATGCCCCTTACTTTAAAAGTTCCAATGCGATTAACCCGACAGCCGAGCCGCGTCATGTGAATAAATTCGGTTTCGTTTAAACAGACGCCGAGGTGTAATTCTGTCCCTGCTTCCGTGTGTGTTTCCATCTCTAAAAGAGCCCCCTCTTTTGGCGCGTCGATTTTATGTACGTTGAGTGTCGGCGCGTGGAGGTTGCTTAATGCGACAGCGTGATCTTCATAGTATACGTCGTCTAATCGATACCCCGCACGGCGGGCGACTTCGATACAAAGACCGTAACAGTCATAGCCACCTTTATCCCTCCCGTGATCTTTATACGATGCGCCGATTAAATCGTTTACTTCTATCATACTACTATAGTCATTCTTTTATGCGTTTCCGCGGTTATTGTCGGCGTCAAATATGAACGGCGGGAAATTCATTTCAAGCCTATCATCATTAGTAAACGAGATAACGACTTTTAAACCGTTGTCGGTGGTAACCGTTCCGTATTGATGATGGAAGTACCTAATCGGTGTTATGTCCCCTGCGGCGTCAAGCACGCCGATAACGTCAACGGTGAAAAGCTCATCGCTTGCTTCTACCATATCGAGGGCGCACGTTTTAACGCCGGTAATTTCAAGGGTTCCGTTCTGCAAGACGCCGCCGACTGTTTTAGGGCGGGTGTATTTAAAGGCGCTTGCTTCATACGTTACCCCGTGATAGGTTACGTCCTCGTTATTATTGATATAGTGCGCCGTACCGACATTCGGATGATGGATAGTAATTAAATACGGCAGGGCATACGCGCCGCCTTGCGATAGTGATTGAAACAGTTCTGTTTTTGTCATACTTCTATCCATTCCATCGAGATTTCTTTATAGGCTTGCCCCTCAATCGAGGGCGGGTTATCCATCCGGTATATTGTGAGGCTGCCTGAGCCTTCGAGGTTTTGTGCGCCAAAGGGTTGGCCGTTACCGCCGAGGGTTTTGGTGTACCATTCGTCAAAAAGAGCCGCCTGCGCTTTCGTTACACAGCATGATACGGCATACTTGCGTTTTATCTTGGTGTTTTTCTGCCATGCGACGACGCGCCCCGAATCATACTGCTGTTTTATAGCATTATCGACGTATCCGGTTTGAACGCCGTACAGTTTCGTAATGGGAAAGGGAAAGGTTGTCATTGAATATTTACCCCCGCGCTTCTTGCTTGCATACCGGCAAAACCTCTATCGTACGTGCCGTCTGTAAAACCTTTATTGATATGCTTATCGATAATTTCTATAAACACTTCGCCATTACGCTCTTGAGCATACGCGCTGACACGGTTTGACTGCGTATTATTGACGGTGATAGGGAAAGAGGGCTTATATTGCTTCTCTCCGTTCAGCATTGCCCACAATCGTTTCTGCTGCGGAAAGTTTGTAATCATCTCCCCAGAATTAACATTCGCGTTGACGTTGTCTCCGTAATAGCTAGAGCCTCCCACTATACCGCCGTGTGCAAAATTCGGAGGTATCGGTTTGCTTGCAACGATAGAAGCAATTTGAACCGCGCCTGCCGCGGCGACAATCGGAGCGGTGGCTAAACCGATAGGGAAGCCGAGCGCAATCGTTTTACTTACCCCCTCGGCAATATTTGCGACGGCGGCAAGCATAGAAGCCGTCCATTGAAACATCTTAACCTTGTATTCTTCTTGCGCCGCTTTCTTTTTTATCTCTTTCATTTTCGCGGTGTACTCGGTTTCTGACATTTCGCCTTTTTCGTACTTTTCGTCGAGGGCGGCAAGCTCTAGCTTTTGCTCATTCTGAATGGATTCAAGCATCAGCTTTGCGGCATCTTGCGCAACCTGTAGGGCTTGCTGCGTGTACTGATTGACTTGCTCCATCACGGTACGGGCGCGCTCTATTTTTGCTTGCGCATACTTTTCGTCTATCTCTGCTTTCGCTTTTTCCTTTTCCTCTTCGCTTAAAACCTCGCTTGCATCGATTGCTCTTTTAAGGTCTAAAAGCTGCTGTTGCCGCTCGCGGAAAGCCTCTTCTTCGCTTTTTTGCATACCGGCGATTGTCCGTATTTTTTCTTTTTCAAGGGCAATCTCTTTTTCTTTCAACTGTTCTAATAGCTGTTCCTTCGTATATTTTGTATCGTTTCCTTCCTGCGCTTTTTCGATTGCGGCATCGTCTAAGCCCTTTATTTTATCTCGCAGGGTTTTATATTGCGCAAGCTGCTTGTCAAACCCTTCAAGCGGTGTCGGCGCTATTTTCATGTCTTTGATGGTGTCCATTACCGCATTGGTTGCTTCAATCGCAGCCTTTAATTTTTTCTCTGCATCCGTTTGCGCATCAAGCGCTTTTTTTGCTGCCTCCATCTGTGCAAGTCGCTTTTGTGCAACCGGATACCCTTCTTTAATCACCCCTTCCGTGTTTGTGAGTAAGTCAATATAGGATTTCATATAGACGTTAAAAACGTCTTGCGCCTTGACGTTTTCACCCTTTGCCTTTGCTTCAAGCTCAAGGGCTTTAATATTTTTTTCTAGCTGCTCATTGCTTGCCTTTGCGTAATCGTCGGCGGTCTTCTGTGCTTTCGCTTTATCTTCCGCTGCTTTTGCTGCGGCTGCTTCTTGTGCGGCTTTGAACGCTTCATCGTTGCGCCGTCTTTTAAGAGCCGCGGTCGCTTCGTTATAAAGATTTTGCTCCCTTTCTGTGAGCGTGTTTTTTTTCTCTAAAAGCGTTACTGCTCGCTCAAGCTCTTCGGTTGGGAAAGTCCAGACAGCACTTTGCCCCGCCTCGTTTCGTTTAAGCGCTTTTGTTGCCATGTCGCGTAAAAAATCAGCATTGCTGAAATTAATTACATCCAGTTTATCGCTTATCCATTTAACCGCGGAGGTACCTTTTTCATAAAAGCCTTTCCAGAAACGATCCCATAAATCAGCGGCGGGGGCAAGAAGAGCCCCGACCATCTCTTTAAAATCTCCCTTCGCCCCTTCTGCCTGAACCTTTACATCTGCAAGGTTTTCAGCTAATCCTTTATATTTTTCTGCAACGACTTTGACCGCCTCTCCGTTTTTCAACTGCTCTTCGGTAAGTCCTTTTAATCCGGTTATCTGCTTGCCCAAAAGCCCCGCCGATCCTGAATAGGTTGCATTGAGGGTTTGAACGGCGCTTTGTATATCGGTGCCGGTTCCTGCTGCGTAGTCGGCGGCCGCTTTCATAATGTCGCGGATTTGCGCTTCGGTACGCCCCGCGGCGGCAAGCTGCGCCATTAGTTTAATGCTTGTCTCGTCTCCGATTTCGCTCACCGATTGCAATTCACTTGCGAATGCTTTTAAGCCCGCTACAGCTTGCCCGTCTAAATACGGGTTGTTCCGTGCGGCAACCTCAAGGGCTTTCTCTGCCTTTTCCTGTACCTTGTATGCATCGGTACATTCCCTCATAACTTCGCCGAGCTTCTTCGTTGCACTGATTGCACCGACAGCCGCGGCGACGTATAGCCCGCCGGAGGAAGCGGCGTTACTGATTTTGTTAGCGAAACCGGAGGCGGTGCTTGACGCTTCCTGCATAGCGGCGTCAAGTTTTTTAAAATTGCCCGCGGTTTTTTTTGTCGTCTTTTCCGCTTCTTTCCCTATCGTCTGGATTTCTTTGTTTATTTTTTTGACGCCTTTTTCAACGCCTTCGGTACCCAGTTCAGTTTTAATTTCTACGCTTCCATCGGGCATTATCTTTTTCCTTTTTTCTTTTTCCGCAAACCGTTCAGCCTTGCTTCAAATTCGGCAAGGGCGGCATCTTCTTTATCATCCTTTACTTCAATTTCCCATGCGTCGTGGAGCTTTTGCATTGCGCGGGTGTAGTCGTCTTTTTTACCGCTCGTGTTTTCCCAGAGCCTAAAACCGATAACGTCGTTTAACTTGGTGTCTCGTAAGCCTGCTAACAGTGCGCTAAACTGGTGCCAATGGAGAAGCTCGGTACTTAAATCGATGTGATACTGTTGCATAAAGGCGGCATAAATTAAATCGGCGTCAAGGGTGTAATCGAGTACCGGCGCGCCTGCATCCTCGCGCTTACTTTTACGGGGTAAAATGTGTGGCGGGTTCATAAAAGCAATAAGCGCCTTTATGCCCGCTATTTTATCGGGGGGCAATTCTTGAATAAACATAAAATCGCAGTCGCTCGGCTTCGTGCCTTTTTCGTTGAGTACCTGTTCCAAACGGATAAAATAGCGAAAATCGGTATGAATGCGGTAAAAAAGCCCCCCGACTTCTATTGCTTCAGGGAGCTTTGCTTTAGTTAAATCGATCACTGAACGCCCTTAGCTTGCAGGGGTAAACGTATCGCCTGTCCACTCTCCCTTAATAAATTCGGGCTTGCCGCTTGCAAAGGAAAGAGCGCCGATAACGATTTTATTGAACGAAAGGTCAAAATTGATGCTTTCGTCTACCGTATCCATCTGGCTGATTTTCACCAAAGCGTCAACCTTCCATGCCTTGTACACATCATCTCCGCCGTTCTTCCCCTTTTCTTGGTAGAAAGCGACCATTACATCGCGATGCGCATTTTCACCCGTCGGCAACTTAAAGAGCATACCGAAAAACTCTTCATAGTCATCGGAGTTTTTCCACATGGTGATACTCTGCGCAAGGCTCGGCTGATAGCCGGTGATCTCCTCTTCGGGGATTTCACTTGAAATATAATCGTAGGTTTTTACCTGCGGGTTGGTCGAAAGGGTGAACGTCTTTGATTTTTCAATACGCCGCCAATCGGGTGCGCTGTCGGTTCCTACGTTGATAAACGGTACGACTTGCGTTTTGCGTACTAGTTTCTTTTTTGCCATAGTCTTTCTCTTCCTCCTCTTTGGCATTATTCTTCCAGATAACTACAGGCAATTGCGGCGCTGTAGGTGGTAAAGTCTTTATCATCCTTGCCGATAAATTGCGGCAAGGTGAGCGCTTCGCATGTAATGTCTACATCTTCCCCTTCTATCTCCACTCCGTCTAAAGCGCTGGTAATGGTATAAGCATACTCGCGGGCTTTCTCGGCGTCCTCACAGCGGATATAGTAGGTAAGATTCCATTTTACGAGGCGCGAGCCGTCGGTATAGCGCTGCTGTGCTGCGGGGGCTGGATCGTGCCGGAGCGCCGCTCCGTCTTTGTCGGCGTAAGGGATAAGGTCGTTATAGACGGTAAAAGGGAAAAGCCCTTTTTTTTCAACCCACTGATTAACCCGTTCAGCTATTTTTAAGCATTTCATTAACAAACCTCACCCATTTTGAATGCCAGCGTGCCTTTGCCGCCTCGAACCATTTCGCGCACGCGTTCGGGTTACGTTGCTTACTGTGGTCAAAACCCTCCCCGTAATACTGCGCCCGCGCGTATGGCGTTTGCCAGATTAAAAGCCCGCTTCCCATCGTCGTATTGATGATAGCCGACTTTTGTAGGACGCTCGTTTCAAGCGGGCAAAAATAATTACTGTCTTTGACAACAAGGTAATCAAGGCGGCCTTGCACACTTTCAATGCGTTGTACGACATTCGCTTTTATGATTTTGCCGTCTTGGTCAAGCCGCTTAACTTTAAATTCAACAATCATACGAGCGACACCTCCCAATGATGCACCTGTGAAGCGCTTCCGGCGGTGTAACATGGAGTTATGGCGCGGACGGTGTATTGTTGTCCTTGCCAAAATATCGCGCTGTCGGTTTTAGGTATAAACCCGCGCGGTGTACTGTTTGCCCCGTCGATAAAAAGAAGTAACTTGTCGTCCTTTTCTTTACCGACGGTTCCGCGCCTTACGCTGTATGCCGGCACTATCCGCACGTGTTCAAGCAGGATGCTTTCTCCATACTCCGCGCCGCCATCGCGGCTTAACCCGCTTGCCTCTTTCACGGTGCAAGAATGGATTAAAAGGTGTCTACCGATCATCGCATTACCTCCTATCGAACTCCGCCGGTAATATGGCAAAAGAGTTTAAGCCATTCGTATTTTTTTGCCTCACCGCTCTTTTTTGTGCCGCTCCACGAATACCCGCCGATACTTTCGCTCGTCGTTACGGCATCATTGCCGTCCGCCTGATAATCTATTTCAATCATCATACAGGTAGCCTTTACGATGCCATCCGGCTCGCGCTCTACAATAAGACCGTCGTCGTATAACCCTTTGACAAAGAGAACGTTTTTTAGGCGGTATGTGTTAAACTCCGCCGCTGATGGGATAACCGCTCGCCCTAATTCGTCCGAGTAAAAATCGTAGGTTACTTTATCAAAGGGAGTCATTGATTACTTATTCCTGTTTCCCGCCCTTTTTGACGGGATCGTCTTTCGGTTCCGGCGGCTCCGGTGGTGTCGGTGTTCCGGTTCCGTCGTCTTTCGGCTCCGGCGGCGTCGGTGTTCCGCCCCGTTTCGTTACCTTCTGCTTCGCGCCCTCTTCGGGGATATATCCTACCGTGCGCATTCTTATTGCCTCCTTTTAAATCTTTTAATAGAGCGAATAAGCGGACGGACTACCGCCCGCCTCTTTTCCATTACGCTGCCGTATGCAGGTAGATACCGTTCTTCTTGTTTTCGTACACGTCGGCAATACCGTACGAACGGTAATTGAACGCCCAGCCGTCGGCAAGCTGATTTTCTTCCGGTCTGAAAATGCTTACAACGACATGCTTTGAAAACTGGATAAGAGCGCTTTTATGAATAATCATAAAGTTGACATCCTTCGCACCGGTATTTTTCTTATACCCGCCTTTTTCCTCTCCGCTGCCCTTGCCGTTCAGCTGGTCAATAGCAGTGTAGAACCGCGCTTGCGGAACTTTGATAATGCGTTTTTCAAACGTCGCTAAAAGCTCTCTTGACTTGGTGGTGTCAAGCGAATGAATAGCGTTAAAATGCGCGGGGGTAAGGAAAAGGTAGCGCCCTTCCTCCGGCACTTCCGCATCATCGAGCGTACCGATTGCCGCGGTAATCGCTTGCATGACAGCTGCTCCATCAGCAAGGGCGGCGGCTTTCTTCGTTCCTGCCTTCAGTGCGTATTTAGCAAACCGGTACGCATCGAGTTCAGGGGTAACCTTGGTCCGGATAAACTCGGCGGCAAGGCGGCCAAATGCAACCCCTGCCGTTTCCTCGTTATCCCTTGCGTCAACGGTAA